GAACTGGTAAGAATTCAATAGCAGTCTGCATAGCATACTCAGCATTGAACTTATTATCACGAAGTAATGCTCTACCTTTATCTAATACACCTAAAATTCTAGGATCAACTCCTAACTCAGGTGCTAACTCTCTCAAACTATCAATATAATTACCTGATTGAGCACCACTTAGTATAGCGTTGTATATACCCTTCATACCTGCTTTATCTGCTACAGCACCTATGGCATTCATAGCGGAGAACTGATATCCATCTCCACCAAGAATCTTTGCCATGCCAGGTATACTCATAATATTAGGAACATTACTTACAAGACCTCGAATACCAGGTACTGCTCCTAAAATACCTTGTAATTGATTTTTTTCTAACCAGTTACCAAAATTCTCAATACCACTTGATACACCTGGAAACATACCAACAACTTCACCAATAGCACCACCCATATTACCTTGTAGTAGTTGCATACCAATCTTACCAAACCTATTATTTTGGATAGCAGAAATAGTATTAGTCAAGAAGTTACTAGCTTTACCAAATATGTTAGCACCCTTAGTATAAAGATTAGAAATACCTCGACCAAACTTACTCATACGCAAGTTCATCAACCAGTTTGGAGTGTCAACTACTGATTTTGCAGTAGAACCAATCGCAGCAAAATTACCTAAAGCACCAACACCACTGGTGATTGCACCTAAAATATTACCTTGTGAAAGGCTAGTTACAGCGTTTATAGCTTGAACTACAGGACCGATGCCAGGAATAAATGATAGTGCTGTATTAACTATAGGATTGCTAACTACATCAGCAACTGTATTAACAACACCCTTAACAACGTTAGTTACACCCTTTACAACACCAGAAACTGCCTTAGTTATTCCTCTGAATATACCACCAATAAAATATTCTGGTAATTCACCACCGTGCTCTAAACCAAAGAAACCTAAACCAAATAAACCTTTTTTCTTTTTGGGTTCTTCTTTTTTCTCCTCGACAATCGGTTTTGATTCAATTCTATTGAAATTTTCAATCGCATCATTAGTAATGACTTGTCCTTGTGCCTGTTTTAATGCAGTCAGAGTTGCCTCTGTCATTCTAAGGATCTTCTTATTAGTTCCCTCTCCAGTTAATCCACCAAAAGTAATAATATTTTCAAATACACCACTAAATCCTTGTGTTTTCTTTCTTTGATTTTCTACTAATTGTTCGTACCTAGTAATTTCAGCTGCCTGTTGCTCTTTAGACAGTCTTTGAAAAGATTTAACTTTATCAGCAATTTGTTTTTGTTCTAAAAGACTAAATCCTAGACCAACTAACCAATCAAGAGCAATACCAACACCTAAAGTTGCACCACTTTTTACTACAGAACCTGCAGAAATTTTAGGAAGTTGAAATTTAGGTTTTATTACATTGCCTGTAACTTTAGGTTTTGTAAATGTCTTCTTTATACTATCTAACGCTCTGGTAAGAACATTACCTGTGTTACTAGGAGGTTTAGAAACTGTAACCTTAGGTTTTGATTTAAAGGGATTAAGGTTTTTAAGAGTTTCTCTAATACCACCAAGAGGACCTGCAGATTTTCCAGTAGAGGTAGTGACTTTAGGTCTAAAATTTTGACCTGGTTTTGGTTTTGGTGAGGGTTTAGGTCTGATTTTACCACCAGTAATGATATTCAACATATTGAGAATATCAGTAATAATCTTCCATGGAGCCATTAGGTATCTCAACCCAATAACACCAGTCATTAACTTACCTAAACCTTTGATTCTACCAATTAAACTTTCATCTTTTCCAAATAATTGATTGAATCCTGCGATTAAATTATCACCAATAATCCATTTACCAAAACCATATATTTTATCGAATACAAATTTAGTTTTCTCAAAGAAAACTGTCATTTTTTTAATATTTTCTTCGTCAGATGCCCAATCAAGCAACTCTTTCAGTGCGACAGTGGCATATATCTTTACAAAAAGATCAATGAATGGTTGTAATAAAGGTCCTATCCATCCAAGTGTTTTACTAAGAGCACTGTTTACAGCACCTTTAGCAATATTGTTTTTCTTTAATTTTTTCTTCTTTTGATCCTTAAAATACTGAGACAGATATCTTGTACTAAATTGTTCTTGGAGAGCTTCTGCCTCCGCATCCATTTGTTTCCTTCTCTGTCTTCTATCTGCTATTTCAGCTTTATCTGCTTCTTTTACTCTTAAATTGGTAATTTTATTGATATCTACAACTTGATTACCTAAACCAGTTATGGTTGATCCTAGTCTATTTGTGGCAAGTAAACCTTGTCTAGCTGCAGCAACTTCTGGAGCAGATGACTTACCTGCACCAGGACTAACAAACTTATAGACTTGTAACTTAGCCATTTACTGTTGTGATTGTTGCTCCTTCATTCGTTTTTCTTCCTCTTTTAGGAAATTAACCAATAAATTGACATATACTTCCTTTTCCCAAGGCATGAGATCGTCAATATATTGCATATCCCATTTATGATGATGAATTAAAGCAAAATTGCTTTCATAATAACCTTTTAGGTCTTGATGAAGGAGTGCTACGCGAAAAAAGACGCTAACCCTTCCAGAACCACCTCACTTTCAACATTTGTTTTGGGATTAGTTACCTTTATCTTATGAGAAAGTTTTGGCATAGTTTCAAAGAAAGTTTGAATCATAGTGAACTGTTTAGTGTCCATTGAATCAAAAAATTCAAGAATTTCCTTTTTAGGTGTGTCTGAACAATCATATACTTGCTCAGTATCAGAAATTGTTTCGAGACAACTAGATGCCATGTCAAAAACCTGATCCATGCCAGCTTCTTCACCAGTAAAGTTCATTTGAATGAACGTATCTAGTTTCGGATATCCCATGGTAATGGTTACTTCATCAGAAATTTTTAGATCCTTTTTATGTCCTCTAGTCTTAGTGACTTTGATTTGATCCAAAGGAATTTCAACCTCAACAGGAGTTTCTCCATCATCAGGGCAAGTGACTGTCAACTTAATAGTTTCACCAACAGATTTAGTTCTAATCTGTAAGAAAATGTATTCTATATCAAATGTTGGTAGTTTATCAACATCTTGAATATCGGTACAAGACTTAATAATGTCTGTAACTGCTGCAATTAACTCTGATGATTCACCAGACTCAGTTGCTAGTAATAGAAGTTTCTCCTCTTTTACTAGAAAAGGTCTGTAATTTACAGTTCTTCCATCGGAAGGTAACTTGATTTTGTACTTAGGTACATTCAGTTTTGGTAATGCCATGAAATTTATATTTCAATTCAGTAACTTTATTTAGGCAAAAACCCTAGGGGTCAAATTTTTGGCGGGATTTTTTTTGCCCTTTTCTGGGAAATGAAAGTTGATTTTCGTTTTAGAAGTCTCCTACACCAGTGTTGACCAAGTTTGGTAAGAATCTTTGAGACTCTGCGGTATTATTTCTAAACTTAAACCTACCATCATCAGTAAAGTCATCCTCAACAGCAACACGATACCTTTCATATAAAAACCCTACAGTCAGAGTCATAGCTCGTGAAGTGTCATTGTTTAGTTGAGTTGACCCTATATTATAAGGAAAAAGATTACGAATCTCATACATCGCTGTAAGTTTATGTTTTCTAAAGTTATAGATTGGATCTCCTGTTTGTTTGTTAACAAAACCCTGTAACTTAGCATCGTTACTAATGAAATCACCACCACCTCGTTCCCATTTATAGATTCTTAAGGCAGGACACACATAGTTATCATAAAATTCCGACATTTGATTTGCATCTGGCACCATTCTAGACACCCACCTCTCAAAAAATATACGAGTTTGTTGAGACTTAGGCATGATAAATGACATATTTAACTGACTGTATGCTGCAGCAGTTGCATATTTAACAGCAGCACCAACATTAACAGCAGAACCAGTAGTTACCTGTTTACTAGGCATGTTAACTGATTGACAATAAAGATTGAGTAAATCTCTCATCTTGGGGTCACCAGGATTCAACCTCCTAGTTTTACTTCCTCCCTTTATCGTTAAGTTGTTTTGTAATATTCTTGGCGGTGAAAAATGAACCGAAAATAAGTTACTAAAACTAGGTTGCTGATCATATTTTTTACTAAACGCAAGAAATTCCTGATAGGAAGGGTACGCAGCCTCTTCAAGTTGCATACCTGATTTGCTTTCGTCTACGATAGTGCCAGCTATCTGATTTAATGCTGTAAAAATGCTTCCAAATACCATTAGACTTTTAACTCCTTCTCAGTAATTAACTTAAATTCCCAGTTGTTATCTTTGCAGAACTCGGTTGCTGCTTTCCACTTTGCTTGGTTGACACTCCATGTAACAACCTCATTAATATATCTTTTTGTAATTCTCTTTTGAGTTTTAGGTTCCCTTGTTTGTTTTAGGGGTTTGACCTCGACTAAATACTTCCTGTTCTGGATTTTAACGTAAAAATCTGGGAAGTATCTGTGTCTTTTACCATCAACAGGAGAAATGTAAGGGATTATGATCTCTTCACTACCCCATTCCTGTATGGAAGGAGTAATATCACACCATTTCATAAATTTATATTCCCAAGATGACCTATAGATGACATTACTTGGGTCACCTTTGTACTTTCTAGGAAAGTTAGGTCGATATTTCCCTTGATATCGCATAAATACATAAAGATCCCATAATATTTAGGCACTTTACCCTTGTCAGTATTCAAAGACGATAATAGATATAATCTCACCATGAGATACCCTTACAAGGCTCCCGTGTCTGCTGCAGAGACTTTCTTGGGAGATGATGCCACGGGTGCTACTGGCATGATTGACTATTTAAAGATTCGTAGACAGAGAACAACATATAAAGATGGAAAATACTATGGAGCGAACACAGATTTTCTCCCTAGTTCAGACGGAGTAAAAAATCAACATAGATCTACAGTTTATCTATCATTACCTTCAGGTATCAATGCTCAGTATCAACCAGTATATCGTCAAGTTAACTTAGGTGTAGGTGGTGCTGCAGCTATCGATGCAATAGGATCAGCTAACGTAGATTCATTAGCTGTATCTCTTCAAAATGCAGCATCTGCTCTTAGACCAGAGTTTTTAGCAAGTGCTCTTGCTCAAGGTGCGAATGCTGTATCTGGATTTTTTGGTGTTCAAGGTAACTTAGATGCAAATGTTTTATCAGGTTTAAGTTCGGGAAAAGTGTTCAACCCATACACTGAACAACTTTTCAGTCAGATGAATTTTAGAAATCATAGTTTCAATGTTAAAATGCTGGCAAGAAACTATAGAGAGGCACAAGAAATTAAAAATATCATTCAATATTTAAAGGTGGGTGCTCATCCTCAAGTTACAGGTGGAGATGGTTTTGAGGATCTGTTTAGTAGAGTTAATGATGAGGATGCTAAAGAGGGAAGTGCTTATCATAATAATTCAGATTTCCAAAATGTTGCTAGTAATGCCTTGCAAAATCTGTTAGGGGATGAGGGAGCTATAGGTAAAATAAATAAATCTGGCAGATTCTTTCAAATTCCTGACCATTATGATCTAGATTACGTTCGTTTAGATCCTGATAATATAGAAAGTGCAACTGTCAGTGATGTAAATGCTTCTGTTTCAACTACTCAAACATTGCATTATAGAATGCAAGCTTGTGTTTGTTCTGGAATTAATATTAATTATACTCCTGACAACCAATATACATCATTCAAAAGTGTCAACGGTACAATGATTCAAGTACCCGCAGTCATTTTAAACATACAGTTCACAGAAGTTAAACTTCTAAATCAGGACGACATTATCGCAGGTTTCTAACATGGCATATTTTGATTTTTTACCTAATGTTTACGTTGGCGAAGGAGTCAACACAGAAGAGGCATATAAGTATCGCCTAGTAAAGAATATCTTTAGGAGAATCATGCCTAGAGAAGATTTAGATAGATACATAACATTTTTTGAAAGAACTTCAATTCCATCTGGTTCTAAACCATCTGACGTTGCTGAAAGACTTTTTGGTGATCCATTCTTAGATTGGATTGTTTTAATGACTAATAATATAACAGACGTATATGAACAGTGGCCAAAGACTGAATCTGAATTACAAACATTTGTAAGAAATAAATATCCCGATCCAGATGCTGTTCATCACTATGAAACTCAAGAGGCATTATATAATAATATAGTTTTTATAAAGCAAGGAGTACAAGTTAATTCTACTTGGAGAACTACTCTTCCAGATGGAACTACGTTAAGTGAAGGAGACTCTATCTATACTGTATCAAACTATGAACATGAAACTTATATCAATGAGCAAAAGCGTTTTATATTAGTTCCTACCACTCAAATAGTTAATAAATTTATTGATGAGTTTGAAGAACTTGTTTCTTATGATGCACATGCAGAACTAGATGAAGCAGGTAATAAGAAAACTCCTCTCAGTATATCATCAAGATTTACTAATCAAGCAGGTTCTTCTGTTGCTTCTAGTGGTTTACTTACAGCTCCTACAGGTGCAGTAACATCATATGACTTCGGACCTACAGCAGCAGGTGTATCTTCTGGAACAACAACAGTAAGTGGCACAGCATCCACTACATCTACTACGTCTACTACATCCACTACAAGCACCACTAGCACATCATATAGTTCTGGTAGTTCTTCTAGTAGCAGTAGCAGTTCTTCCTCTAGTTCCTCCTCTAGTTCTAGCAGTTCTGGTTCAAGTTCTAGCGGTTCTTCTGGATCTGGATCTTCTGGATCGGGATATGGTGGCGGTTATTAATAAAATATTGCTTTA